GTTGTATTTTGCGGAGAGCATGACGGCCCGGTATCCGTCTGGGATGATTCCGCCGCGTTCGGTGATGAAGTCGTGAAGCTTTGTTTGGTCGACTTCGGTATCGGTTACAGCGGTGACGACTGATTCGAGTCCGGTGGCGTCCCATTCTTGACTGAATACCACTGGCCGCCGCGTGTCAGGAGTACGCGGCGGCTGTGGTGTGTTCAGGAGCTCGTCAAGCATCCGGGTCGGTTTGTTCTTCCGTGATGGTCGGCGGCTCTTCGCTGGGGAGCTCGACTCCGACGTATTCGCAGAGAGCGTTCACTCGTTTGACTACGTCTTCGACGAGCTTCTCAAGCTCATACATCGATGCCATTGATGATCCCTTCGCAGGTTATGCATCCGCCGCGTCGGTGGGTGCGGATGGATGATTCTTGATTTGGGCAACCGATTGCCTTGACGGTCTTCCAGATGTGCCGGGTAGGTATCTCGGCGTTGTCCATCGCCCGCCAGAAGGCGTTTCGGTCGTCTTCGTTGAGCGTGTTCAGCCACAGGTTTAGGCGGCACTGTTTGGTCGATGGTCTAGGGACGTTCGTGAGCATGGCGTCGAGGTTCATCGTGCGGCCTGTACTCCGAGAGCGATCAGGATGGCGGCGACGAGCCAGATGCTTGCACCGATGGCGACGATTTTGGCGCGTTCTTGCCATAGGCGTCGCTTGTACATCCGCATCTTGTACGAGTCCATTAGAAGGGTGCTCCGAAGCTGGTGTCGGGTGCGGTGGCGACCGGTGCGGCGACGAGGGTAATGGTGGGAACGTTGACGTTCAGGTCGACGACGCGGCGCGTTTCGCCTTCCCATTCGTATTCGTTGAGCTTTGCGGAGAGCTCGCCGACGACGGTGACCGTGCTCGAGAAGGCGGGGATGGTGTCTTTCGTCCACACCTTCCACTTCTTCTCCCAGGATTGTCCGGTCGACTCGACGCGAACGGTCTCGATGAGGGTGAATCCGGAATCGCCGAGCGGTTTGTCGACGACACCGGTTACTTTGACTTGTGCCATGTGCTTAGTTTCCTTTGCTGTTGTTGATGGGTTTGTCGTCATACTCGGGGATGTTCTCTCCTTGTCGACGACCGTATTGCAGGATCTGTGTGAAGTTGTGTCCGTTGAGTCCGTGTGCGGCCTGTAGGTAGAAGGCGAGGTGCAGAAAGCCTTCGATGCGGCCGCGTAGATATTCGCGGATGATGTGCTCCCGGTCTCCGTCGTTTATGACGTTGACCTTTTGGAGCTCGATGAGTAGGTGCTTCATTGCTCCTAGTTGTTTGGGTTTCAGTGTTGTGCTAGTCATACGGGCTCCTTTAGCCATTGTGCTCGCTGATAATCGTAACACTTTCCGCATCCGTTTTGGTAGTTGTTATGTTCTGTGCATCTCGGCGCGTCGGCGGCGTTAGCCTGGCCGACGTCGCCCGAGATCGTGGACGATTCTCTCTGTTGGGAGACGGCCCCGCCTCGAGCTTCGCTCGGCGGGCCGTCGACCTTATTTGTTCTTATTTGTTCTTTATCTATTCGGGGGACATGGGTGTCCGCCCCTTCGTGTCGTAAATGTCCGCCCTTCGTGTCGTAAATGTCCGCCCCTGGGCGGACATCCACGTCCGCCCTACCCCGGACATGGGTGTCCGCCCCTGGAGAGTAATTGCCCAGGTTATCGGGTGTCCGGTCGAGGTCGATAACGTACTTGTTTGTCCCGCGCAGACCTGCCTGGCGTGTCGTGATTAGGACTCCTTCGGTCTCGAGCTCGCGGATGATTCGGCGGGTGTGCCGGATGGATGTGCCAGCTTGTAGCGCGATCGTGGTGACGGACGGCCAGCTGGCGTTACCGTTGGACTCGTTGACGTAGTCGGCGAGGATTACCAGGATGAGCTTGTGCATCCCTTCGACTCGGTCGGTGTGGATGATTTTCTTGACTAGGCGGAAGCTCATGCTAGGTCGTCTCGGATTAGGGCCAGGATGGCGCGGTGTATGTTACAGGAATCGCAGTCGTCCTCGATGCTGTGCGGATTGTCGATGAATCTTTCGACTGCGGCGATGATGCGTTCGCGTTCATGCTTGATACCGGCGAGAAAGTGCGGGTGTGCTAGAAGATGTTGATTCCGTGAATCGTTGATATCTATCATTCTGACTCAGCCGCTCCGCCCGCAATTACGACGAGGATCTCTTTCATCGCTTTGGCGGTCGCGTAGTCTGCGTATGCCCATCCGTAATCGCGGAAGAGTCGACGGATGTCGTCAAAGTGAATTTGCTGTTTTTGGTTGATTTGGTGAAACATCTGGTTCAGCTCATCAATTTTTGATTTTATCTGTTCGAAGTATTTATCCTCGACGTCCTGGAATCGTCCGGCCTCGCTCATTACGCTCGAGGTGTCGCTCAAGTTGCACATCAGCATGAAGTCCGCTTGACGTTGCAGCTCCTTTTCTTCTTCTTCTGGCGTTGCCATAAGAGTCTCCTAAAGGGAATCCCGCCGAGCACCTAGCCATGCCCGGCGGGAAGTTTGTAAGGGTGAGGCTAGTCCCCTGAATCATACTCCTCGAGTCGTCTAACGCAAACAACGGTTCTCGGCGTTTCTGTTGGCAATTTAGACGCGGTGAGCTTGTAGACCTGTTCGTCCCCATGCTCGAAGGCGTTAGCTCGCTGTAGGCCGTCTAGGACGCTTTTAGCGAGGTTGTCGATGTCTTGCTTACCGTGGCGGTCTGTTCCGAAGAATAGCCACACCTCGACCCGACCCTCGAACTTTGTTTCGCCGTACTTTTCCCACCACGCCTGACCGATTAGCTTCTCGTAATCGACGGTCGTCTTAGGTGTGTAGACGCCACCCGATCTAGTCATGCGCGGCCGTGCCTTTGGCACTGGTCGACCGAGCACAGTGATCGAGTAGTTATCCATTGAGCTCCTTCTTCCGCTCGGTGAATACCGGGAGAAGCTCTGCGCTGTTGCCCGCGTCGAGAGCTCGAGCATAGAGAAGATTTAGGTCGTCGATGTTTGCTGCCGCTTTGACGTCTTTTGCTGTCACTTGCGGAGCTTTGCCGGCACGTTCGACCTTTTGCATCTCTTCCCTCGAGGGACGTTTGCCCTTTGGTGAGAATGGTCCACCGAGGAGAGATATCGCGCGGCCTGTTGAGCTGGTGGCGCAATTCTCGACCCAGCTGGTGCGATTGACCGGTGAAGCGTCTTTGACCTCGTGCGCTAGATCTACGCAGGTCGGGTACTTGTCCTCGGCGTTGAGGTAAATGGAGCATTCGACGATGATGCTCTTCTCGTCGATGTGAACGATTCGGTTTACGATTCGACCCTTCTCGAACGTCTTCCTAAATAGGTCGATTCTCTCCTGGACGGTTTGATAGTCCGCGAGGTTAAAGGACGCCATTACATCGTCTCCCATTCTTTGTGGTTGTTGTAATCCTCGACGAAGCGGTGAGCGACGTCGATAAGGTCTGCGATCATCTCTTCGTTGCGTTCGATGATGATGTGCTTCGGCTCGAGCCAGGCTGGGACAAAGTCGCCAGTAAAGGGTGATTCGGCTCGAAGTAGCCAGGCGAATACGCAGCGCTGTGCTCCGGTGACGTAGAGCTGCCACTGAACCTGGCGACGGTACTGAATGGGAATCGCGGCGGCCGTAGTCGGCTTCTCCTCTATGGACCAGTCTTTGCCGGTTGTCTTGACCTCTGCGATTATCGACCAGTCGGCGTTGAGGCCGTCGGGTGTGGCGAGGTGATGTGGTTCGTTCTCCGAGGCGATTAGCCAGTCGTTGTGTTTGATTCCGTATTCATGCGGAAGATTGTCGACGATCCACTCTTCATAATCGCGGCCGAAACGCATATAGGCGTTATCTTCGACGATGTTGTCTTCGGGATGGAGCGCACGGTCAAGCTCCGCCTTATATCCGCCAGGTCCAGACGCCGCCTTAGCGACCGTCGTAGCGGAGACGCCGATCTCCCGCGCTTTGTACCATTCGTCAGTCCCCGAGCGGGCGACGAGTCTCTTCTCTAGTTGCGATGTCAAGGGCTATCCGTTCTCCGATTTTCATCATACGTTGAGTAAAGATTGCCACAGAGATACGACGTGTAATGCGGTCGTAATCGTAATCGTCGCCGCGCATCCGTCCGCGAAGCTCGTCATAGTGAGCTCGCTTTTCCCGCCATTCCGCTAAACGCTTTTCTTTGCGGATCGCTTTGAGCTCGTGTGCAACGATGCTCGGGTGTGGCCAGCGTTCGCTAGTCATTACCGAGCTCGGCGTAGAGCACCAGGAAGAGCGCGGCGATGCCGAGCGGAATCGACCAGAGCACACCACAGAAGAGCAGAATCGTGCCGGTGACGGCCAGAGTCGCGCCGAGTCGTGAAGCTTGGGTTTTTGACATGGGGAGTCCTTTGCTAGTAGGTGCTCCGATGGTAGCAGAAGAATGGGGACTATCGCGCCCTTATCACGATAGTCCCCGCCGAATAGGTAGAAAGGAGAAAAGACCCTATTCGGCCACCGTCTCGGGCGTCTCCTCGATGGGGACGTCAACCGGTACGGAAGCGAGCTCGGCGGCCTTTGCGATTCGACGCTCTTTGGCTTCTTTTTTGAGAAGCTTCGCCGGATCTACACAGACGCCATGTTTCTTAATTGAAAAGTGAAGGTGACTCCCGGTACTTGTCGTACCAGTGTTTCCGGCCAGACCGATTATGTCGCGGGCCTTGACCCGCTGACCGTTCTTCACGTCGACTCGAGAGAGGTGCAAGTAGTGAGATTCTTTACCGTCACGGTGTCGAATAATGACGTTCATGCCACGGACCTGCTTCGGGTTAGCGTCGGCGAGCGCCACCACACCATTCGCGGTCGCCCACACTTTGTCGCCAGTGTTTGCGGCGAGGTCGATGCCGGGCAGGACAGACCCGCGCTTGACATGGTCAGCGAAGTCGTCGCGGATGGTTTTGGTTTTGGTCGGGTAAATGTAATCGACGTCTGGCATTATGCTCCTACTTTGCTAATGATGAGTGATGCGATGATTGCGACGATTCCGCTGATTCCCGCGAATCCCCAGACCTTCATCTCAAGGTTGCGGATGCGCTGCTCGTGATCGTCAAGCTGTTTCGGATGGTCGCCGAGTCGCACCTCGAGCTCGACGAGCTTCTCGTAGATCCTGTCGAGGGTTACGACGACGCCGTCACTTGGCATCTTTGCCCTGCTTGGCTCGAGCGGTTTCGATTGCGCTGTTTATTGTGGCGTCGAAGTCTGCATCGTTTACAGCGCCTTTACCGGCGTAAATGAAGGCCAAAGCTCCGAAGATACCGAGGACGCCTGTGAGAGCCCCCATGAGGGCGCTCTGCGCCACTGTGAGCCCTATAGCGGAGCCCGCACCGAGTCCAGCGATGCCAGCGCCGAAGGCGAAGGATGCGATGCGTAGTACGCGCTTGAGAATGTCTGCCATGTTATGCCTTTGCGAGGTAATA